GAAACCGTCAGTGTCGGACGGGCAGCACTGCCCTTGCCGTTCAGTTCAAATCCTGTCCCCTGAATGGGGTATGCCTGATACTGCCGCCCCTGCCAGGTAACCGGCTCACCTTTTTCGTTCTGCTCATTACAGAAAAAATAACGTTCACCACCGACCTCTGTCAGATCGATTTCCCAGAGCACCACCTGGGCTGACTGAGTGAGGCGTGTCGTCTCATGATGTGTTTCCTGTGGAATATCCTGCATCAGAGCCTCCTATGCCACGACCTGTTCAAAATCTGCCGTTATGGCTACCCACAGCGCCCCCACGCTTGCCGACCATTTACGACAAACCACCCTAATCGGTTTCCAGTCATAAGGTGGCGTCCACTGAAATGCGCGGACGCCACCGTGCCGTTCCAGAAAGGCTTTTAAAGATGGGTGTTCACATTTACGAACACGTATCGTCACGCTGTAAGTCGACAACTGGTTATTCAGTCCCGCCGCACGACGCTGTTCATAACCATCGCCCAGCTTCACTGTCACCACTTTCGTAAAGCGCGCGAAATTATTTGATACCGTTTTGGATTTTTTTTGATACCACCCAAAACGGCATTACGGAAAATTATTTGATACAAATCAAGATGTGTTTTTGGGGTATGGCTGAATCCTGAATAGCTTGGTGTTTAGGCGCTTTTTTGCACGCTTGTTCAGGAACCTGATGTAGCGATACTGATTAAATTTGTGTACCACGGCCCGCTCCTTATTAGCCCGCAAATACTCGCCTCGTTGCCCTCCGCGCTTAATCGCGTTCATCGCTATTTCGTGATACCACTCGCCGTCCAGCTCGTAGAACGTGCTTTCATGGCTACCAATAAAATCAAAATTCGACGCCTGATATACAACGCCTGCGCGTCCGCAGCGTTCGTCTGCAAAGGACTGAACCCACTCCACTGACGGATACAATAACCTGATGGTTTTCAGCGCGTAGCTGATGGCCCGTGACTCAGAGTTGCGGGGCATGTCGTCGTGTAGCCACATGCGGTTCAGTTCCATATAGCCCCGGTTATCCGTTCCAGGCACGACCCGACGCCCTGAGTTGGGGTTAAGGGCATATCCCCACTGAAGAACGCCAACCAGATCACGTCCGCTGAATACGCCAAGATGCAGGTAGGAGTTATTCACAAAACGGCGGGAATAGTGTTTTGTCTGAATGATTGTGCGGGCCAGCCAGCAGGATATGGTTTCAACACGTAGCTCCTTTGAACCATAGCCGACAATCCGGCCTTCATACTCAATAACGCAGGGTTTTGTCAGAACGCGTGATTTCTTCTCTTTTCCCACAATACAGCTCCGTGGGATGCTCTTTGGCATTCGATATGACAATGTAACGTTTACAGCGAGGGCATTTAATTTCTATATGCTTAAAACCTCCTTTAAACAGTAATTTATTGCAGTTTTTACAGCGAACAGAGTCCATGATTCCCCCTGTGTAATAACCAGACATGACCGCCCGGAGGGCTGGGGGTATTTAATCACAACTGATGCAAACCGACGATCGATATGATGCTATCGATCGTCATAAACTATACAAAATGATTATTTATAAGTACGCTCCACATCCACTTTTCATGCTGAATTGCTTCAGTACCGAATCATACCAACATCCATTTCAGGTGAATCCACTAACCAGAAATTTTCTGGTTTTAGCGTCAGGATTATCCAGGCTGTGTTTGTTGTTGATGGCCACGGAGGTAGCACATCATAGGTTGGATCATCACATGAATCTCTGTAACCAAACTTATTAAAAAGCGGGGCCATTGCAGCAATGAGATTCACTGCATTCAGCTCGTTACCCAGTTTGCGCTCAAACAGTGCCACGCCCGCAGTTCCTTCCACCCACACGCCGCGACTGTGACCACTGTAACCGTAGTCAGGGTGATACGGTGTATAACCTGTTGTTTCCCGCGTGCCAAATAAAAAACGCCCCATGTACTTACGACATCTTGCTGCTTTCCCGGTATCTATATTGGCTATAAACAATCCTCCCCAGGAAGATTGATCCAGTGCTGCCGCGTTGTCATAGTGTGTTGGATGCACCCCCTGACGGAATCGTCCCTCTTCTTCCACCCACATCCCCCTGATGATGCTTTGCGCCAGTTTTTCTGCACGTTTGGTGAAACCATCAAATCCCAGCCGCCCCATCAGTTCAAACAAAAACCAGATATCTACGTTGTGCTCCAGTGCGCACCATTCAGCAACAAAACTGGCGTCAAATTCGCCATTTACATAACGACCAAGGCCGCCTTTATATAAACCTTCTCTCAGGTCACCTTCTGTTGTCACAAGGAAAGAATCAAGCCAGACAATGCCGGATAACAACTTTTCCCGAACAATATTTACCTGCGCTCCGTCCGGATATTTCTCCAGATAAAAGGCCAAAGCATAATAAACCCATGCCGCATTCCCCAGGCGGTAATAGGTACGCGGTGACATGGCCGACAGCCTGTTAACAAAAAACTTTACTCCACCGTTTTCATCAACAAGCGCACACAAGCCCGCAACGTATCTTTCTACAGCCTCATGTCGCTGAACCATCAACGCCAGTGCTGCCAGCGCCTGGTCATACGTGTAACACCGATCTTTCATCACCCTGATCACTTCGGGGTCTGCGTCCTCCGGCATCCAGTAGCTACGAATGAGCAGTGGAAACTCCAGCGTTGTGATCCACGCATTATCCTCAATCCGAATAAGACGAAACTGTTTTGCTCCCGTCCAGCAACGTCTGAAATAGAAAGTTCCGTCACTATTCAAATTAGCGTCGCCGTTAAAATACTCTCCGGTTGTATAAGCATACATTTCGACTTTATACTTTTCTGGTTCAGAAATATCGCAATATCCGTTAACTTCACCGACATAATTAAAATCGATATTTTCTTTTATTTTTAAAGATATTGATGTATCAACAACCTCGGGTTGTTCCAGTTTCAGCATGGCTGTCGTGCAACGGCTGAGTATGTCAGTAAAATTTTCGTAACGCAGACCGGATATATTCCCGGCTATGTTTTGAATAGCTTCCAGAATCTTTACTGCTTGTTGGGATGATGATGCCGCCGTATCTGCATTTTCCTGCACCTTGTCTGCCAGTTCTTCGAATCTGCGCAAAGATTCTGGTCGTAAGTCAATTTCAGTTGCTCCCAGAAAATCATTAAGTGAACCATCGCGCGAATCCATATAGACCCGAATGACCCCGATTTCTGCAAGGCGCTGTGAACTGTGTGTCAGACGAACACTATATACTCCGGGCAGCACGGGGAAATCATATTCACCGCTCAGAGTGGTTACGTGACTGTAAACACCTCTCAGGATCCCGGGTTGATTGTGTAGTGAGGTCAGGGTTATTGTTGCTCCGCTCAGCGGTTCTCCCACAGGGGATGTAATTATACCTTTAAGCTGCGGCATCAGGATGCTCCGGCCAGTTGATGGCGTTATATGTGGCTTTATCTGTGATGGCGCTGAAATCCATTGCCCGCAGCGATTTCGCGTAAATGCGGTACGATTTCAGCTTCTCCCTCTCTTCGTCGCTGATTAATCCAAGCAGCAGGTCTTTTTCCCATTCACTGGTCACGATGCTGACCTGTTTTAACAGTGCATCACGCTCATCTTCCGCTTTAAGTTTGTAGTCAAAAACAAATTCATCATTGCGGTAGAACCAGTAACCCGACGCATCAATGCGACGATTGGCGGTAATATCCGGTAGCTCAATCACGCTTTTATTTTCCGGGCAGATTGAGGTGATGTATTTTCCAACCCAGACCACTTCGCCAGTTTCAACATAAATAACTTTCAGAGTGTCTGGCTGAAATTTTTCCTGGGCTTCGTGCCATTCCTGACCATCATCGGAGAACAGCCACAATAAAAATTTATGCTGTCGCGCCAGCTGGTATTGCTCAATTGTTTTAGGGTTTTGTGCCGTAAGATTTTTTAAGTGCATCATGATTACAAACTCGCTACATTTCGCCAGACGCCATTAATCAGAACCTGCACCGGGCGTGCATTGGCCCAGTCCACACTTTCACCGCCATCAACACCGCTCAGCAAATGACCTGATGGTGCATTCCCGCCACGTCCAATACCAATGGCGCTGCCCAGACGTATATCCTGCACACCTGTAGCTGTGATGGTGATATCGCTGGTGCCATCAAACAGCACATTATTAATCCTGCGGGCCGTCTGAAGCCGGGTTGCCGTTCCGGCGTTGCCGCTGATGTTGCTGATGGTGATATCCGAAGACAGGGCCATGCCGTTGACCTTGCGGGTATTCGGTACAGCACTGTTGGCTTTATTTACCGTGTCACGTAATGAAAGTGCTTCGATAATTTCACCGGCTGTGTTTTTCCCGAGAATACCGCGCACAAAAGCACTGAGCGGTGTTAATGCCATTGTGTCTTCGCCGGTAAAATACGGGAACGTATTATTCTCACCGGTTAATCCGGCAATGGCACCGGCTGAACCACTGTTCGTAATAAACAGTTTTTTCAGTGCCGTCATAATCTGGTCGGTGGTGTTTTTATCCGGTTTGATATTTGCCTGCCGGAGAATTTCCAGCAGTTCAGACTGAATAATATTAAACCAGTCCGGCCCCGGATAAGTGGGCGGAATACCGTTCCCGCCTTCGGTAAAATAAAGCGTTGTTTTGCTTAATTCAGCCGCGACAGGTGGCATCACCGGCACACCCGTCGGATTATCCACATGAAACATAAATTATTCTCCGGTGTAATAATATTCATATTCCGTGCCCGCCAGCCGGTAATGCTTCAGCAGGCATTCCAGCTCGCGGGTCCGTTCGCTGATTAATGGCGTCATGACGTCATCAATACAGGTAAACCGTCCGGCATCTTTGTCCGGGACTTCCACTTTCAGCAGCCAGCGATACCGGGCCGGATGCAGCGGATACATACAGTCGCGCAGACAGTGATGCGGCAGAACGGCCGTCACCTTAATGGTGAAGCCCAGCGCCGCCGCAGCGGCTTCAATCTGCCAGGTTGCCAGCCCGCCTTTGCGGTGGTATTTCTCCACCACGGCCCGGCGGCGGGCTTCCGTTGTGGTGGCGGCAATTCCGCATTCCGGCAGCGCCAGATATTGCTCCCACTCCGGCAGCAGCTGGAGCGTGGTTTCCGGGCGCATCTCCACATGCAGGCGCGAGGCGTCGTATTCAACGCGGGTTAAACGCTCTGCAAGCGCCCTTAAAAAACGGTTTAAATCCGCGTCGTTATCACGCGGCCATGCCTTACCCCGAGGCATGACCTGTTGCAGTGCGGTCAGCCATTCCGTGACGCTGTGAGCCATGTAACCTCCCCGATGGTGATAAGTTCATCCACGTCACAGGTGGTGTCCTCCCCGATGTTGAGGAAGTAGTCTGTGATGCCGGACGTCATACCGATGGCCGTGCGCAGCGAGGACACCGGCAGCATCTGACCGGGGGTCAGCGTTTTCTGTAATGCGGTCAGGTTTGCCCGGACGGCGTTCCTGTTCACCTGGCTGTCCGGTGTCAGACGGATGGATAAATGAACTTTAATCAGTCTGACCTGTACCGGCCAGACCTCGATGCCGCCCGGTTTGCCCACCATCACGCCGGTGGCCGGGTGTTTGTGGCAGAACAGATACTGCTCCATTGTCTTCAGGTCTTCGCGGGTCGGCACAATGTCTTCACGGTCATCATAAAGCCATGCCAGCCCGACCGTGCCGGGGCCGTGCCATGCATCCCACGCCCACGCGCGGCTGACGCCCGGCACTTCACGCGCCCATATCACGTAGTCATGCAGCGCACCACCCACCGGGGGATTGCGACGCACATACAGCAGACGGTCCAGCAGCTCTGCGATGGATTCGATGTCTGCGCCACCGGTGATGCCACTTTCAGTCACCGCGCCGGTGCTGCCCGTTCCGGGTAGCGGGGACAACAGAGTGAGCACGGCACCGGCAGCAAGATTGCCCGCCACACCGGCTTCTTCAGCCTGCACGATGACGGTGACCTCGCCGTCCTGTACCTCGCCGGATGTTAGTACCTGATACACCTGATTCGTGTCGGACTGCATCCGGGTTTCTGCCGGAATGGGGGACTGACTGGTGAAGGTCACCGGCCCGCTGGCAAAGGTGGCCTGCTTGCGGATAACCCCTTCATACGTTGCTGTTTTGATAATGGTTTCATCATCAGATGCGGTGGAGGGGATTATCTGGTCCTTAATCCAGCTCTGATGGTCGTATAAATCCCGGACCTGACTGCTGAACGACACGTTCAGCGCCTGCTCAACACTGACAGGCGGCAGCTTTTGCAGACCGAGTTCATACGCAATATCTTTCTCGCCGTCGGCAATCAGCTTGCCCAGCGTGGGGATTTCATACGGCATTAATGGTGGCCTCCCATCGGCGGGTGATTTCGATTGTGAGCGTGGTTTTGTCCGGGCGGGTTAACACCACCTGAAAGGCAATACAGTCAGGGACGATGATTCTGGCCGTGACGGTGGCGTTACGGGCGTAACCGGCCCGCAACAGCGGTTGCATGGACAGTCGCGCGTAATCCTCCACGCGCAGGCGGACATCTTCCGTCAGCTTTTCGCGTTCAAGCAGCCACAGGCGGGAACCCCACGAAAAATCGCTGTATGTGTCGCCCGGCCAGCCGCGCGGGTCGCCGGAACCATCAGGGATGACATCATCGTCATCAGCACGGGCATCGGTGAAAAGGCAGATAAGAACCTGAGTGACCAGCCCCTCATCCAGCGAGAGGCCGTTATGGGTGACGGTGATGTCACCCCGTGAGAGCATGTTATTCCAGTGGATTCCTGTCGTCATACGGGCGGTGATGTATTCTCATTGTCGCCGTCCTTATGAATGTGTTCGATGAATGATTTACCGTTGATTCTGACATCTTCAGTAAATTCACAGGGACCGACGAATTTCATTTGTTTACCGATAATATTCAGCAATTCGTCGGCGGTGAGATTTACCGTTTTCCCTGAAACGTTTAATTGTTCTCCTGTGATTTGAATGACGCCGTTTTCCTTCAGGGTGATGTGTGATTTTCCGTCCCGGTGATACAGCCGGACGTCGCCGGGGGACAGGCCTTTAGGGCGACATCGCTTGTCTTCCACCGCAATGGCAACCAGACCATCACGCCGTCCGCCAACGGCCAGCACAATAGCTTCTGAACCTTCCGGCGGAACGGAAGTAAACCCGTAATTCTGGAAGCGTTCCACATCGTCATCAGTGGCATCTGCCAGCGTCTGGATTTGCAGGTTCTGCCGCTCCAGACTGTCAGACACCATGCGGACAACGGCACGGTCAACCAGCAGCCGCAGACGGCGGGCAATAGCGTTTAATCCCATGTGGCCACCGCCTTTGTTTTCTTCGTCTTCGCTTTCATTTCCGGCATGTCCAGTGATTCAGGCGGAACCAGCGCCAGAACCGTCATCCGCCCCTGTGCGCCATCCGTCCAGGTCACCCCGGATATCAGCCAGGTGGTTTTCAGGTTCTGAATGCTGTCGTCGATATCGACAAGGCGATTGGTCTGCCACAGCGGGCCGCTGTCGCCCTGTTCGCGCCAGCCTGCCACCGTGATTTCCGTCGTGCGGGATTCCCCCAGCATCCGGGCTTTGTACCATTCCCCGCGAATGCTGGCCCCGCCCACGGTCAGGCTGTCTTCATTGACCAGAATGCGCGGGCGGTAACGGTTAATTTCCGGGTCTTCGGTGATGTACTGGCGACCGCCCACCATCGAGGCAGGCTGGCTGTCCCACAGTTTGCCACCGGCACTGGTGGTGCCTTTGATGATGTACTGGCTGTTACGCTCCCGCCAGCTGAAGCGTCCACGGGCGGCGAGGATATTTTTCCCCAGCACCAGTGACACACCCGCGCGAACGGAAGAGGCGCGGGTGATAATCAGGTTACCTGCGCCGTCAGACGTCAGCAGAACGCCGCGCTGTTTTGCCAGCCGGTCGAGCAGTTCAAAACCCGTTTCACCCTGTTCCAGAACGACAGACGCAAACGCCTCCCCGGTCGGGGTTTCCGTAATGACGGTTATCCCGAACGGGCAGCAGACATCAGCCGCCACCTGTTCAAGCCGCACGCCTTTCCATTTCCCGGACGAATGCACCACAGAGCAGTCAACCAGGTCGCCGGTTTTGTCGCGCCCCATGACGCGAATCTCCACGTTATCTGCGTCATAGCTGGGGATAAAATCATCGATATACCCCGTCAGCACGGTATCCGCGCCCAGCCTGACCGTGCAGGGTTGCCCCTCACGAATCACGCGCGGTGCCGCCGCCGACCAGCGGGTTGTCACACTGAGATCAAACTCACCGGCAATCGCCTTCAGGGAACGGCTGATGGACATTTCCGTCCAGCCTTCCCACAATTTGCCGTCAACGGTAAGAATCACGGATTCCATCAGTCGGTAATCTCCACAGGTTGCGTCGGCAGGATGAATGACGGATGGCGCAGGCGGTTACGCTGCACGATTTCATCCCGTCGGCTGGTGTCACCATGCTCGCGCCATGCCAGCAATGCGGCAGATGTGGTTGTGGTCAGCGTCACCTGCCGGGTTTCCGGCAGACGGGCGGCACGCTCGCGGGCATCCGTAATCACGGCCTGCCGTAAATCACGCAGCGTTCGCCACAATGCCCGCTGGTTATTTTCCACCGCTGCCACCGCCTGCTCATGCAGTTCAGCCGCCAGCGTGTCGCCGGCAGATAAGGCCGCATCACTGGTATCGAACGTCATCGAGGCCACGGCATTTGCCTGTCCCAGCAGGGTTTCCAGCACCACCACCTGGCGGAAGTCGTCAATGTTCTTCTGCAGGCTGTCAGATACCGGCTGATAATCCGGTGACAACCCGATAGCAAAGCCAATCTCGCCGTCTGCCACGCTGCCTGGCTTCACGGTGATATCTTCCGGCAGTGCGCCGGTGGCAACCTGTCGGGCGCGTTCTCCGGCCCACTGGTTGCGTAATGTCGTGTAAACCGCCAGTGCTTCGGGTGGTTCCGTCACCAGATCAACCACGCCGTCGATGAACGATGACAACTCACTGACCAGACGTCCCGGCGTGGCAATAATGGTTCCGGCCATCTCCTTAAAATGGTTCAGCCTGTCCATCCACTGATTCAGTGCTGCCGGTAACGTGGGCAGATTAGCCACAAGGTTTTCCATATCGGCCAGAAAGCTGTCGGCCATCTCACCCAGCCCGTCAAGTGCGCCGAACCAGTCGCCATCGTCAATGGCCGCTTTTACCGCATCAATGCCCGTCAGCACTTCCTGCTGCGTGTTATCCGCCGCAGACGGGAACAGGCGCTCGCCTGCCTCAAACACTTCAAAGGTGACATACGCAATGCCGTCTTCCTCCGTGCTGAGGCGATGGGTGACCTTGCCAACCTGTACGGTCTGTATCCCGAACCACGGGTGGATAAGCTCGCCGGGGCCGGGGGTATTGAGCGCGTCTAAAAGGGCGTTTAAATCATCCCGGAAGTTTTTACCTGGCAGCTTTGCGTTAATCTGCTGTTGCCCCGGAACGGCCCCGTTATCATCCGTCCAGGCGGTTTCGCGCCGGGGGTAAGCACGGGGAATAGCCCTGCGGCCACCGGTGCCTTCCGTATCCACCAGAAAGAAGGGGACGCCGCGAAACGAGGCATCGCGCAGCCCGTCCCATTTGCCTTTGCCTGTTGTCATTACCCTTGCTCCACGCTGGTGACGCCAGCCTGCGCACTGAGTCTGACGCCGGGTTGATCCACTCTGACGCTTTTCACGCGGGCGTCACCTTCCACTACCACACGGATTTCCCCCTGCAATTGCTGCGGAAGGAAAGGATAATTCTGTGTGGGTTGCATACCTGCCCACGGTCGCGGGTCGGCAATGTTCTTGTCACCCAGCGAGTTGAACCAGTCCGTTACCTTACGCCAGACGGACTCGAGCGCTTTCTGATTGTTCTGACTCTGTTGTGCGAACTCGCGCTCCCACGGGCTGGCGCTGGCATCACCGGCAACGGATTTAGTGAGACTGTCAACCTCACCCGGCAGGGCGTATTGCGTGGTCAGAAAATCGTAAAACTCCAGAGCACCGGCAATGATGCCAGCGCCTTTACCTGCCTTTCCTCCACGGTTACCCGGACCCCGAGGATTGCGGGGATTGCGCGATGAATCCGGCGCATCCGGCAGACCTCCGGTATTACCATTCATCCCGCCACTGCCCATATTAACCACATAAACCGGCATCACACCGGAGCCGAAAACATCTGTGATGCCACCGGGTATCCCTTTGCCTTTCCCTTTGGGATTCATGATGTCGTGGATGGTTTTACCGAACTGATACGTCTTTCTGATGGCGATAATGCCTCCCAGCGCAATCGCCATATATTTACCGACCTGCAACCAGTTCTGGACAGTGTTCTGGTCCACGCTGTTGAGCGCATCAGCCAGGTCCTGAACGGGCTTTGCCAGTTGCCCTTCAGCAAAACGTTGCCATTCGTTATTCAGTGACTGTATTGCGGCATTAAAGCCTTCGGCATTGGTCTGTGCGGCCTTTTGCGTGGAACCCAGCTCAATCGTGCCGTAAATCATTTGTTCCATCAGTTGCCGGTTTTCAGGGTTAAGCAGCGCCTTAATCCCCTGCATTCCGGTCAGATCAAACACATCCTGAAGTTTCAGCGGGTCGTATTTGGCCCGTTTAAGGATTTCCATCATCAGCTCATAGGGCTTTTTGATGTCTTTTGTGCCTTTGACAAAAACGTCAATGCCGTTTTTTTTCAGGAACTCGATGTTCTTTTTGTCCGACAGGGAAGCATACATGGCCTGAATACTGGTTACCGTCTCATCAATGCTACCTTTGTTTTTGGCGAACACCTGAGCAAATGCCCCCATCTGGGCAATGGCTTCCGGTCCCTGATCCTGAATGATGGAAAACAGTTTCGGGGCAGCGCGGGCAACATCGGCAACGCTCACAGACCCCACTGCGAACTGTGAATACAGCCTGTCCATCATGTTACTGACCGCATCAGCGCCCCGGACGTTTTTTTCCCAGAATTGCGCCATCAGCCCGGCAGCAACCTGTCCGTCAACACCAAACGCCTGCATTACCAGTCCCATGTTGCGAAGATTATCCACCACATACTGATAATCACCTGTTTTCCCCAGAAGTTCGCTGGCCCCCTGACCAAGCGCAGAGGCATCAATACGAATATCTTTCTGGTTCGACACATCCCTGATTTTGTCGTGAAGCGTCTTTACCTGTTCAGTGGTTAACTGGGCATCCGTACCCATCCGGCGCATCTGCGCATCAAAATCGGCAACCTGTTTGATGGTAAGGCTACTGCCAAGCCCGGCAATCATCGCCGTGTAGCGGTTACCCAGCGTGTCAAGGCCACGCGTGGCGGCCTCCGTTGTGGCTTTGACAAGGCGCATGGCCTTCTGATGGTTCCGGGCGAACTGCGACATGTTTGCGCCGTACTGCCGGGCTTTGGCGGTCAGGTTCCCGGCAAGGTTGATCATGATTTCCGTGCTGAGACGGTTACCTGTTGCCATGCTGTTTCTCCAGTTGCTTTATCAGGCGGAACAGCTGCCGCAGGGGCAGCTGTTCCAGGTACTGAATACTGAATCGCTGAGACAGGTTAACCAGCAGGTTCATCAGTGCCGCCGCCAGCGGCATCAGTTCGCCCCCGCGTTGCTACCTCCTCAAGCATGTCATCCAGCGCAGCAGCTTTCGTGCTGATAAGCTCAAGGTCTGCCGGGTGGAGCATTCGCAGCTGTCTCATGTCCAGCGGGCCGGGAATGCTGCCGATGGCCGCAACCTGACGGCGCATCATCTCCAGCCCCATCAGCACTTCCGAGCAGTAAGCCACCGCCTTTCCGTTCCCGCCCATGACGACGCGTTCTGCGGCCAGTTGCGCATCAATCACGTCACTGGCGGTCAGTTCGCGCAGCTTCACGGTTTTATGCAGGGTTTCATCTGCCGTGCCTTTGCCGGTCAGAAGCCCGTGTTTCAGTTCAAATTCCATTGCGGCCATGTCACACCTTCACGCATTTTTCACCGATAAAGTTCGCACTGATGGTGCCGGAATCCTCGTCCAGCTCCGCCGGGTTATCCGTGGCTGAACCCGTCATCATGTAGTTCAGGCCGTTGTCGCCGTAGAACATCACCGTGACGTCTTCCCAGCTGCTGATTTCAATCACGTCCATATCCGCTGCTGCCGCAATGGTCACCTTGATGGACGGCGAGGCCATCTTGCTGGAGATGCCCCAGACCTTGCCGCCGCCCATATGCTGGGTGCGGCTGAAGCCGCCCGGATTCAGTATGGATTTCCCCTCGGTTTTAATTTCGCGGCCATTCACGCGAATGGTCGCCATGCCAAGAATTTTTGCCATGCGGTCCCCTTAAAGTTTGAACTGAATCAGGCCTGCCAGCACACGCAGCTGGTTCACCAGATTCGGGTGGCAGATAAAGTTCAGGCGGTTTTTATCGCTGCTGTCGCGTGTCACCTGAAGCGTGTCCCTGTAATCGCTGAAGTTCTCCACAAGGCCTGCCGGGAGAAGTTCGGTCTGGCAGATATCCAGCAGCTCTGCGGTGCACAGCTTCGGCGTCATCACCGGCTGACCGGCATCCAGTGAGTCCAGCACGTCATCATCCGCCAGCTTGTGGCGCGGATAACGGTTCGTGAAACGGTTTTTGATGATGTAGCGGATACGGCCCAGCGTGGCGGGGGACTGCACATCCAGGTACGACACATCCGCATCACCGTACTGATTAACCCGGTACATGGTGATTTCACGCTCGATGCAGACGTTATCCCCGGCGTCCACCATGTGCGTGGCAATGCCGTCATGCAGCAGCAGATTACGCTCCGGCATATCCCAGCGAACATTACGCGCAGGCGGCAGAATGCCGGTCAGAACCAGCGTCTGAAGCGGACGCGCCGGGTCAATGGCAAGGTGATACGCTGCCGTTGCGCCGTATGACGCGGCCCACATCCACGCCGGGTGCGGTGACAGGTTGGTGCCGATACAGCTAATCAGCCAGTCATTGCGGGTTTCACCAAACGTGCCGGTTTCCCCGTGTGTGCCACGAAACGCCGTCCACAACTGCGCCTCCATCATTTTGAGCGGCCCCCAGCGATTCAGCAGTTCATCACGCAGGGTGTTCAGGCTTTTCGTGTCGGTAAACGGGGCGATGATATCGGTAAACCACTCCGGGCCGATGGCCGCAACGGCATCCGCCATTTCCGGTGTCCCGGTGCCGCCGGTAAACGCAGTAGCGGTCACCTTCACACCTGCCGGGAAGGCTTCACCGGTGTAGTAGTTCAGGCGAACGTCGGCACCGTTGCCGGTGACGCCGTGCCAGTTCACGGTCAGCTCCACGGTATCCGTGGCATCATCCTTCACCGCAGCGGCCACCTGCGTGGCAGGCTTTTTCGTCACCGCATCAGCAATGGCTTTTGCAATGTTTTCCTTCGTAGCCCCGGCGCTCACGCTCACCTGAACGGACACACCGTTAATCAGCAGTGCCACCGTTCCAGCTTCAGTCGCTGTACCCAGCACGGTCAGCGTGGCTTTTGCGGCAGCGCCTTCAGGCGCGGCAACCGGCATTGCCCAGGTTTCCGTGTACGTGTTGGCACGACGCAGCATTTTGAGCATTTCAGCCAGCATCGACCCTTTGCCATAAAGCTGGTCTGCCTGGCTGTCACTGGTGATGCGGGTCAGTGACAGGGCGTCTGCGCTGCCGGACGATACCGCATGGCCCATGACCAGAATTTTTCGGCTTTGCGCGGATGCACCCTCCAGCGCCTGTGAATTGTCGATATCGATCCAGACAAGCGGGACGCGGATATCATCAGGAATTGAACCCAGCGACATTATTTTTTCCCTCTGGTTTTGTTGCTATTTTTCGGAAGCGCGGTTATTTCCACATCTCCTTCGGCTTCACGGCGCAGCCAGTAAGCGCAGACGTCGAGACGTTCCCCTTCCGGGGATAAATGCGCGCCATCCGGTTTACGGACACGGACGTTTTCCCGCGCTGGCTTAATCAGTTTCTGTTCCATCGTCACCCCGTACATGGATCACGTCGTTAATCTCAGTATGTTCACCGCTACGCAGCGTTGCCCCGAGGCGCAGGAAGTCCGGGAGCGCGGCGAGATCAATCTCTTCATCCAGCTGAAATTCCTGCTCCCACGTCACCGCCCACATGGTGACGCCCAGCCCGTCGAGGCTGGCGGAGTAAATGTTGTCTGCCCGCACATCAGCAGCCATGCGTTCAGCCCCCATGCCCCCGGTGGCATCCGACGACAACAGGCGTTTGATCACCTTCCCGGCCAGCACTTCACAGCGCACGTCGCGGGAGTACCCCCACGAATCCGTCGCCATGATGTAAGCCACCCAGGTAACCAGACCGGACAGCCCGCCGCGCGGGTTGATATCCCGGACACGCAGGGCCGCGACACGGATACAGCCGGTGCGACCGGACAGATAGCGTTTGACTTCCTCCGGGCTGTTGAACTGGCCGATGTGACGCTCCACCACGTCAGCCCGGTCAGGGGTTTTCCCCTGAAGTGCTGTTTTCAGCCAGGCCACAATGCGCTCTGCGGCCGCAACGGTGCTCCCCGGTGTGCGCAGTTCAGGGCGTTGTTCTGTCATGGCAGAACCTCCTTCCAGAAATGACTGATAACCTGTTGCAGCTCCTGCTGATTGGCAGAAGACAGCCCCAGAAATTCACGTTGCGGAATGTTCATCATGCGGTTATGTGCGCCGACGGTCTGCCAGACCGGATATTTCAGCGCCCGCCCGAAACACTGCGAGATAAGCCGTTTGTGGGCGCTGACCGGCACACTGCCGGAAAAGCCATCATTCATGATGCGGGCATAATCCAGCGGTGAACCGATACGCACCACGCGGTTTTCCACGATGTACTGGATACTCTCCAGCAGATGGCCTTCACCACGCAGCAGACTCTGGTTGCCGTGGCGGGTCTTTTTGTACCCGTCAGACCAGTCCGGCCAGCGTTCGCCACCCGGACTGGTTTTCTCATCGATGATGCGGCGGCGGGTCTGTGATTCCACCACCGCACCGATGCTTTCCAGCAGCTCTGCCTGCAATGAACCATCTGCCAGTTTTTCAACGGCACGGCGGATATCCTCCAGCCGCTGGTCACCGCTGACCTGTACAGAAATCCCCATCACAGCACCCCTTTCAGGTTGTTACGGGTGAACAGCCGGGCATTGGCACCCACCACAATGATTTTCCCGTGGTCGGTTTCTGCCGGGGTGGCATACGTCGGCAGGCCCAGATCACGGGTGCCGTTCGCCATTTCACGCAGGGTTTTAATGGCGTCGTCGTAGCGTTTCTGGATCAGCTCCGTGATTTGATTGTCACGCTCTGATAACCAGTAAAACGCCAGCGATACCGCCACGCGTTGCAGCGGGCGCGGGATTTCCGTCACCCCCAGCGGCAGCTGGTAGCGGCGGGACAGAAACGAATCAATCTCCGCTTCAGCATCACTGATGGCCTGACGGATTTTGTCTTCATCCAGTTCGTTGGTTTCCCGGTTAATCGCCATGTTCCAGACAAGATTGCCGTCCGCGCGTAACAGGTCTTCCTGCGTGATATACCCCATCAGCCTTTCTCCGCTTCCCGGACAATCAGATTCGGCTCTGCCATCAGGCGGGTGGCAACCGCAGCGGTCACCGCCACATCCTCACCGGCATGTGACCAGAAACGGCCACAGCGCCAGAATCCGTTTTCAGACACGGCCCGGACGTTCAGCTGGACAGGGGCGTCACCCTGTACAGTAACCGGGTCTTCAGCCGGACGTGGTTCATTCGCCTGACCGTCAGCCACAATAACGTCTGCCAGCGGTGCCGGGTTTTCCTGTGCTGCGCTGTTCTTTGCGGCTTTCGCGCCTTTGGTTCCTGCTTTTTCACTCATGACTCTGCCTTTTAAAAGGCAGTTAAAAGGGCATTCACAGCGCCTTTTAACTGCGGGTTACAGATTACGGATGACGGGTTATGCCGGGGTGGTGATGAACGGACTGACCACGATATCCACATCCTTGTACCAGATGTTGGAATCGCCGCCGTTTACCAGCATGGCGTCAATGATGCGCTTCGCAGCCGCGCGGTTTTTCGGCCCCACCACAAGGGTGGCCGGGCGGATGCCCAGCGGTTCACCGTTGGTGGTCTTCATACCCAGCAGCAGATTGCTGGCCTTCTCGTAGTTCTCCGCTGTCAGTGCCGCACGGGAACCGACGGCGGTCTGCCAGAAGCCGAAGCCCGCATTGCAGCGACCGTCCACCCCGTAAAGGAACTCGTTATTCTTGAAGGTGTGCTCGCTGTTCAGATCATCCAGGGCTTCAAACTTAAAGGCGCGTCGCGTCTGCCAGATGATGGGTTTCAGTACCTGAGAATCATCAATCAGGAACCACGGTTCTCCCTGGTCTGATGCCGGGGTGCCGACAACGTTGCTGCAGGTGCCGTCGCCCAGCGGGTGGTCTTCATCAAAGAAGTTCTGACCGTCAAAACACAGGGTGTTAAACCCGGCACACAGCAGGGGGTAACACAGCTTGTCCGGGAACTCCGATGTCTGGCGGCCATAGCGTTCAGCGATAATGCTGTACTGACCAATCTGATCGTCTTCAATGTGTTCGCGTTTAACGCGGATCGAACTTTCCCAGGTTTTGTTCGCAAGGGTGTAACCATAACCGTCCAGCGTTGCCATCTGACGGGCGCTGACCCATTCCTTAATCTCCGGTAAATCTTTCATCCAGCCGTAGGTATTGGAGGCGGACGAACTCGGGATTTCAGAGGCGATGCGCTGCCATTGTGGGGTGACACCACTCAGACCACGGGTATAAGCGGCGCTCAGACAGGTGGTCAGCGCGTGAAGGACTTCGGAAGTGACTGCTCCCATCAGTTATTCTCCTGTTTAGGTTTAGCGGCGAGGAACTCTTCCCCGGTAATACCCATGCTGCGGCACATCGCCAGTTCGGCGTCGGTCAGTGTCTGCGCGGGTTTATCCTTGCCCTGGCTGGGCTTGTCGTTGTTCACCAGCGGCTGTGCACCTTTGGTGTACTCCGCAAACTGTTTGCGGCCTTCTTCCGTGCGGCAGGTGGCAAGGAACATGTCACGGTTTGCCGGGGCCACTTTTCCGGCTTCGATGGCCGCATCCACAAGCGCTTCTGCTTCCTTCTCTTCCAGTTGCTGAAGGCGTTGTTCTGCGGTTTCGGCACGGTTCAGTGCCAGATTGTGGGTTTCCACCGGTACAAACTTCGTCAGGTCAGGTGTCTGTGCGCGGTTCAGCGCCACCTGTTCGTTCTCCTGAAGTTGTTTAATGGCGGCCACGGTATCGTCCACCGTGGCGGATTCAGCCAGCCCAAGCAGGCCGGTGATTTGCACAGGTACTGTCATCGGGTTTTTCTCCGTATTCAGTGCAGGAAAGTCCAGGTTAGGTTTGTTGGTCAGCCCGACGCTGGACAGGCGCGTCACCACACCGTCTGCGTCAAAGAAAAACGCCGGGCTGTAATAGCGGTAGCGGCGTTCGCTCAGCATCCATCGGGCGTACTCGCTCCAGACAACACGGCCTTCAATGGTGCCGCTGTCCGTCACGCGCAGTTCTTCCACCCAGCCATACGCCGGGGCTTCATCACCGCGTTGCCCTTTAATTTCGGTGGCGTGTTCAATGTCCACCGGAATTTTGATGTCGGACGAGCGGGTGACCACCTCATGCGGATTGCGGTTAATCCACGTCCGGCCATCGCGCCCGGTGAACTCACCCGCAGGGACGAGTTCAAGCCATTCCGGCAGTTGAGCAGGTGTCAGCTCAGGGATGGGTTCTGGCAGGGAAAAACACAGCGCCAGCAGTTCCGGTTGCATGTCAGTCTCCGTCGTTTGGGGTTACCGACGGTCAGTATGCGGAAGGCAGAAAAAAAGCCGGATTTACCGGCTTCACTGAAAACGGGGAAATACCCCCTTCAAAACCCCTTCAAAAACGCCACAGCATCTTCAAAAACGTCAGAATGCACATTCACGCCATCAGAATAAAAAACGCGTTTCTGATGCGTTTCAGGGGGATTTACGGCGGGAGGGGTGCTCACTGTCAAAACGGGCCTGTTTTGTCGCCAGCTGGCGCGCCAGCTCCTGCTCACGGTTTATACCGGGATTGTAGTTCCAGCCCGGATCAATCCCTTCCGGCACATCTTCCTCTTCGCCCGTGCGTTTGTTCACCCAGCGGACAGTTCTGATTTCCGGCGCTTCGGTGTGAATGGTGCCCTGTGCCGCCAGTTGCGCATATTCACCACGGCTGACCTGACGGATGGTGCATTTGCAGCCCCAGCCGTTAGGGGCGAAATGTGTCAGCCAGAACGGATGATCAACCGGCAGACACAGACGTGCCCATTTCACATGCTCCGCCCGGTGCTCGCGGGATGGTCCCAGCTCGTAAATCAGATACGGCATGGCCCGCTTTGTCCGCTGGATGCGTTCCCACTGGCCCGCCGCGCGGGCGGTGCGCATGTTGGTATCAAAAATCGTGCGGAGGCGGCGGTCGCTGCCCAGTTGCACGGTGCGGGTTTCGCCCGTCAGCGGATCATCCATCTCCTGTACGCCCCACCATCCGCGTTTTATCAGCAGCGGTTGCAGCACCTCCCGGAACTCGCTGAACGTCTGTCCGCTTTGCAGGGCGTCTTCCACAAGGGCTTTCACATCCGACAACAAATCCAGTTGCAGCATTTTTGCCACGGTGAAGCTGTTCCGGTGTTCTTCCCGCCACACATCCCGGTAATCAAAACCGGGGCGCAGCTTCTTCGCCTTCAGCCACGCCAGCGCCTCTTTCGGGATGAGGGTTTCACGCATGGCCGGTGTCCCCCAGCGCACGCGCCTTAAAGCACACCTCCGCCAGTTGCAGGGCAAAGTCGTCCGCGTTCAGCGTTTCCTGAAGCTCAGGCAGACGTTTCAGAAAGTCATCAAAACTGTCGCATTCCTGCGCCAGTGTCAGCACCGGGTTTGTGAACGCCTCGCCGGTTTTCTGCCAGTCACGCAGGGCATCATCCACCATCTGTGCCAGTTCGTCGGGGTGTTCCCGGTTCAGGGCGACGCGCTCGCGGTTCATCGCCATTTCACCTGACATTCCGGCAGAAACCGGATGCAGAACATCAGCCCCTTCGTCCGGTTCCGCCAGGCCGAACCGATCCCGCAGCTCCGATTCCTGAACCCGCATCCCCCGGTCAATCAGTGGCACCAGAGCATCAGTCAGCGCCTTCAGATCTTCGGCTTCACTGATACGCAGAACAACACGGGGATAGTGCGCCTGTGGCCCGTAGTTGGCCTCGATGTAGGGACGCACCAGATATTCATTCAGCGTGTTAGCCAGCTGTCGCGCGTCCCAGCGCACAATGTCCATGCGCACCTGATTGTGCACGTCCGCCTGTGAACGCGAACTGCCGTTATCTGTGGTCATGGTCTGCCCCAGTACGGCTTTACTGATTTGCGCATCGCACCATTCCGCCATTTCACGGAACAGTGCGCCGCCGTTATTCCGGCTGGCGGTTTCCTTCATTTCCAGTTGCATGGACTGCGGAATGGCACACCCGGCATCCGAGGCAATGGAAGCAATCGCATCAATCAGCACGCGGATTTGCTCCTCCGTGGCGTTGGGGCCGTATTTCCCCACTGTAACCGGAATGCCGAACTTTTCCGCAAATGCCCACCAGTCGCGCACGGTAAAGGATTTCAGCATGTACATCACCGCCACCAGACGGGCCAGACCGTTACGCAGCGGCAGACCGGATTTCAGGCGCGGCTGGTGAACAATGAATTTTCCCGGTGTCAGCGGTACGCCATCCACCGGTTCATCGTCAGTCAGCAGGCGGAACTGGCGCAGCGTGGTTTTTTCGGCTTTCAGAAAACGGGGATCAACCCACTCATAATCACGGGGAATCCAGTGGTTTTTGTGGGTATTCCAGAGGATTTCACAGACCGCCACGCCTTTTCCCAGCCCGTCGAGCAAATCAAACATCAGTTCGGGGATTTGCGGGGCTTCCATCAGTGCACGGATGGCGTCCGCCAGTTGCACGTCAGCATCGTCATCACTGGCGGCCACCACCACCGGTTCGATACCCGCCACCGTCAGCTTGCGGGTGCGCAGCACCGAGGCGTAATGCAAATCACGTTCTTCCATCTCTTCGGCAAGGATAAAAAAATCACGCGTGATGCCGTCGGCGGCATTGCGCAGAATGCCTGCCAGCCTGCCGGGATTCAGCCCGGAAGCAATGCTGATGCCCGGCGAGGCCGAACGTACGCCAGCCTGACGCGGGCGGGCCTGTGCTTCATTGAGCGTCTCTTTTTTCAGGGTGTCGCCCTCGCCGGTTGTCGGGTTCAGCAAATGACGAACATCCCCGGTCTGTTGTTTCAGGTTCACAGTAAACCTCCCTCATTTTTCAGGCCGCGTGTCAGTTTCATCTGGCGGCGCGTGTTGCCTTCTTCCGGTTTCGCCGGGCGGTTCAGGCGGTGCAGCTCGTAACGGTGGCAGTCATCCTTGCTGGCAAGGAAGCCCAGGAAAATGGCCACAGCGGCGTCGCCGTGACGTTTGTGACCGTCGCTGCCTTTGGTTCGTGAATCATCAATGCCGGGAACGCCACGCAGTAACTGAATGGCCCCGAGGTCATTGATCACGTCTTCATGCTTCGGAAGGATCAGCTCATCATCTTCAAACGCCGCACGGAAACGGGGCATGTTTTCGCGGTAAAACGCCACGGACAGCATCACCTGTTCCACTTCATCGCCGTACCGCTCTGCCGCCTGTTCTGCCAGATACTGACCATTCCCCCGCGCATCCATTTTGATGCCGTCACGGCGGGGCAGACGATCGCAAAGCCAGAACAGCACCTGCTCCTGCTGTTTAAACGGCACATTGCCAAGCTCAACCAGGAACGGCACCTCGCGGGTGGTGTCATCGTTCACCGTCACCGGGGCCAGTACGGTCAGGTCACCCGAACGCGCAAAGTCTTCCCCCAGACAGTGGCGCAGGTTCTTCGGGAGTTTTTCCAGCTCGGGACGCACCACCGTTTCCAGCCATTCCCGGATATCTGCCCGGCGCTGGCTTTCCGTCAGTGCGTTAAATTCCGGTGTACCGGTAAAACGCAACACTTTTCCGGTGCCACGGGCCGCACGTTCACGCAGTGAGCGGGGGATATACGTGCCGCCGCCGTTTTTCGGGACGCAGTAGTATTCCTCCAGGGCGTCTTCGCGGGTGGCGGTATTTCTCAGCAGACCTTCTTTCCATTCCGCCTCGGCCTCTGGTGACCACACCATGCCGCGCACCTGACAGATACGCCGGTACAGCCCGTCATTGCAGGCATCATCCAGCGTGATGGTGTGAATACGGTAATCTTTTTTGCCTGCGCGGCTTTCCTGAATCAGCTGGTTAAACGGGTTGTCCACGCCGTCATGGGTAGAGATAAGGCGAACCTTACCGCCCCACGTGGTCAGTGGTGTGACCGCCTTGAGTACCTCATCCAGTTGTTCATGAAACGCCGCTTCGTCGATAGTGACATTCCCCTGCATCCCGCGAATGTTGCCCGGATTACTGGACAGCGCCTTGACCTTAAATCCGCTGGCGAAGTACACGACGAACGTCAGAATGTCCTTGTCTTCGTCGGTGATCACTTCCTCGCGGATTTCTTCTGCTGCCGCATTAAACGCTTTCGCCCACATCGCCACGGCGTCGATAAATTCGCGGGCCATCTCCTTATTCGAACCGATATAAAAGTGATCGCTCCCGCCGTTTTCCTTCTTCAGTGATGCGGTCAGTGCCGCATCTGCCGCTTCTGCCCAGGTTAAACCGGTACGGCGGGATTTCTCGGCGATTTTCAGTTTTGAATCATCCGCAACCCAGCGTTTCTGATACGGCAGCAGAACATCGGATTCACTGAACGTGTTCATCTGTGTCATGCGCTAATCCCCAGAATGTCCCGTTTGATGGTGTCAGCCGCACCGCCTGACAGACCGCCCGTTCTGACCAGCTCTTCGGTTTTTTCTGCCATCTCCTGCGCAAACGCATCGCGGATCGCTTTCTCGCGTTTATGGCTGGTCATGGCGGCCGCTTCCAGACGCTGGGCAACCAGCGCCAGTTGGCCCAGCGCCTTCGGTGCAACGGGCTTGTCGTCTTCTGCCATCGACATGGACGTTTCAAAGGCCAGCGTTTTTACAAACTCCATCAGCAGCTTGCCGACGTCTGACGTCGGCGCGGAACCCAGCTTTGCCGCCCAGACCTCGGCCATCTCGCGGGAGGCGCGGATTTTGGCCCCGACTTTTTCCATACGGCTGGCATAGCGGTTTAAGCCCGTCCGGCTTAACTGCATCTCTTCCGGCAGGTTGTGTTCGTCAATCAGGGCGTTGATGGCTTCGCGGATTTCTTCCTGCGTGTGCCGCTTTTCCCGCAGCATCTGATGTAACTGCTCCCGGATGCTGTCCGGGAGTAAATCCACTTTGGAAAGACGGCCACGGGTGGGGCGTTGTTCATTTTCCATCTTCAGACCTCTGCGTTTTCAGACCGGCGTATATTTCTTCACGAACGGACTGAATATCCTTACTTAACAGCTTCCACAGCCGCGCACATGCCGGTGATGATCGCAGGGCGCGTTTCATGGGGGTATCCGGTGCATCCGGGTTCCAGGGCTTTCCTGTCTGTTTTTCGTATGCACGGACAATGGCGTTTTGCTCAATATCTGCCAGCACAAGGCAGTACGCCAGTTGCCGCACGACGGCCCGTTCTCCGCGACTTAACGGCTTCAGTTTTCGGGCCATGCTCAGTCCCTCGCACGGGGTTTTTTAACGCCCGGAACGCTGGACAGGCCGTTTGCCACATCCTCGCCGCTGCCGGTGATTTCAGCCACGTAACAGCCGCCCACATCAGACAGACGAACCAGCCCCTGCTCGCGAAGCCATGCAAGCTGAGTGCGCACCACATCACGGGATACCTTATGACCGTAAGCCTGAAGGCAGGTCTGCAACACGGATTCATTCGCGCTGTCGCCACAGTCCAGCAGGGAACGCAGCAACACAAGACGACGGTCTTCAGTGAGGATCTCTTTCATCGCCATTAATTTTTTTCCTTTAACTCGTTCTCTAATAACAAATCGCTGATGCGGGATACCTGGCGGATGGATGGCCCCAGTTCTTTGATTTCTCCCCGCAGATTGCTGATATCCAGTTGCAGGCGGTGGAACTCATCACGGTCGGGTAAATGGTGTACCTGGCTTTCCATCACCGACACGCGGGAACGGAGTGAATCAAACTCTTCACGTTTGACGTAGGTTTTCGCCAGAATCAGCTGAAGCAGGTTTATTCCTGTCATCAGCAATGCCCACAGAATGGGCCAGTTGGCTCTGATCATTTCCCAGGACACGTTTTCCTCCTGCGTTCCCGCATCTGCTGACAGTCAATACAGGTCACCACATCCGGCAGCGCCGCAAGGCGCTGTGCCGGAATAACGTTCCCGCAGTCATTGCAGAAGCCCCGGCTGTGGGGCGTTTCTTTTGTCCGTGTTTGCCAGGCTTTAACGACGCTCTGACGCTCGTTCAGAACCACTTCACTGATGCGATCGATTTCGTCGGTCATTTCAGCCCCGCAGACATTTTGTGACGGCTTGATTTGCTGTAACGGGCAAAGCCGTCAAGGGTTCTTACACCGAGATAGCCCAGCGCCGGGGTAAGCAACATCAGCGTGATATCCCAGTCCGGTGATGGCATATGCAGCGTGATACCTCTGGCACCGGCAATGGCTCCGGCAATCTGGCCGCAGGAGAGCAACAGCACATAGGCCAGACTGCTGTAACAGGAAAGGCGGGCCAGCAGCGGGCGTGTCTGGCGCACATAGCTGTCCGTGGCGTTGTCACCATTGCGGATGGTTTCCTGCTGTTCGTGGTGTGCGGCCTGCTGGTCAGCCAGCACCAGCTTCTGCCGTTCCACCTCCAGCTGTTGCAGCTGAACTTTCAGGGTTTCCAGCTGCATCAGTTGCTCCGGTGACAGCATCACCAGTTTTTGTTCCAGAATGCGTTGCTGTTCAGCCACCGGCAGGCTTTCCCGGACGCTTTCCACCATACCGGCCACCGAGTCAGCAGCGGCAGATGTGCTGCCACCAAACCAGCGCCCGACGGAACGAATCAGCCCCGGCCCGGCTTTCAGCAGAACAGAGGCGATGCCTGAAAGGGTTAACGGATCCACGGGAAACCTCCATACAGATAACGCTGAAGACAGAGCAGACCGCCGCAACAACCACCACACAGCCAGAACACCGGATGCACCGGTGACATCATCATCAGCGTGCTGAAGACGCAGCAGAAATATCCCAGCGCCCAGACCACCCATGACCACACGATGATGTGGCGACCAAAAGCCCGGTAACGGACCTCAGGCAGCAGGCGAAATGGCACATTCCCGAGGCTTGCGCTGTATGAAAACAACACCACCCCGGCAAAGGACAACAACATCAACACGAACGATCGCCAGCCACATAACATGCTGATGATGAACATGCAGAGTGTCAGTCCGGCCAGCGGCCATGGGGTTCTCATCAGTCGGGAACAAAGCAGCCAGTCACACAGTTTTAAAATTTTGTTCATTACCTTTTTCCACATTGAATTTTTCCCTGTACTTCTGGCACTGCCAGAAAATGTCCCGTGTATCCACGGAGTTCCAGCCACGCATGTAGTAGCTGGCGTGTGTGCCGTCATGGCCGGTATAGTCCAGCGGTTTCGGAGGCGGGCCTCCGGCCATGCGGTGTAAAACCTCCTGACGCAGGCGGTCACGCCGCCCGGCTTTCAGGGAGGCGTCCCAGCCTTTGCCCATGTCACCCCCGCGTGGTGGACGGCGCGTTGTCGATGATTTCCAGACAGGCGTCGGTCAGTTTTTCCATGCGGTTAAACCAGCCATTCAGGTATTTGCCCTGGGCGGGTTTGGATTTGATGATTTCGGCATAAAAGCGGGAACGACGGACAATGCAGCGGGTCAGCAACCAGTCCGGGGTGGACAGGCTCACGGCCTTACGGGTACGCGGGCCGATGATGCCGTCAGCATCCACATCAGTGGCTTCCTGCAAAATTTTGATAGCTTTTTTAACGCCATGCTGAACCGCCGCATCGAACACAAACATCGCCACGCCATCAGGCCACTGGTCACATCCGGCAGGCAGCCAGTAATCGCGCCAGTAAATCTGCGCAACCTGTTCGCGGGTTAAATCCTTAATGCGGGTGTCGGGTTTACCATCGCCGTTGACATCGGTTTTGCCGTCAATCACACCGTCGCGGCGGTCAGAAATGCCGTATTTGGTTTCGCCGCCACGGTCTGTGGGGTCATTGACATAGACGCCTTCGATATCAGGACGCAGAATAAAATTCAGCGCATGTTCAAAGGCCGGAGAGAATTTTTGATTTTCCATAAAAGCACCTGTGAAGCAGAGTTAAACGTGGTCTGCTTCATAGTGCCGGAGGCACAAAAAAAGCCGGATTTACCGGCTTCATTGAATTAAGGGAAGATAACTACTCATCTCCTTTGATGGAGCAATCTATTACCATATCGTTACCCATCTTGAGAAATTTGGTTTGCATGAGAAAACCCTGTATCACGTCAGTTAACCCATACCCTTCAACTTTTGTAGCTGAAACTACCATGTCAATAATTCGTTTCTGCTGCTTCTCTGTTAGTTCACCAATTGCTGACTCTGCAACCCGCGAGCATGCTACAAAGGAAGACAACACACCTGAAGGATTGTTTTCAAAATCCTTTACAGTCGTCCTTGAGCTGACGACTTTATTATTGATCGTAAATACCCCGAATTTGCTGTGAGCAGTTTCAGTTCCACCGTTCTTAATAGAATCGCCTCCCTTAAGAGGCATCCAGCTATTTAGTGCAATGAAATCTTTTTCTGTCAGACGTTTTTTGATGACATCTTCAGCTGGCAACTTTGCCGCATTAGCGCAAAATACGCTCAGTAAAAGTATAAGAGGAAAGTATTTCATGACTCATCCTTAAACAGTTGCATTTGATATTTTCCACGCTCCAGCCTTCGCATTCTTTTGATAGCTTGATATACCGTTTTGTATGTCACTTTGTAACGCTGCACCAGTTCCGCTACGTTTTTCCCATCAAAATCACGCCAGATGCGCATGTCTCTGATAAGATTTTCCAGTATTTTCCCTTTAGGAACATATACCTGAATCCCACCGATATGATTACAAATCGCCACTACCAACTCAAGGGAATAGACCGGGTTAACCCCAAGCCTTATCAGTTCCTGTCGCAACAGAGCATTCAGCTCTGAAAGTAGCGCCGGATAAACATATTTTTCCTGATAATCGTGAAGATATTCCAGAACGGTGTCGTCCCGGAAGTCTTCGAATAAATCCTGCTCTTTCATCTGTTTCATACAGCAATTCTCCCGCTGTTTCGTGCGCGGGCATACGCACTGGTCAGTGCATCATAGCCGCGCAGCTCCCGACCGGTTTCGCTCACAGGTAAAGGCACACCATGTCGGGCAAAGGCTTCACGGATGCAGCGCATATGCCACTGTTTGAGCGTTTCGAGCACAACCTGCAACGATTCCCCGTGACACCAGGCCAGTGTGGAAACCCCCTGACCGCCATTACGTCTGGCCGTCAGGCGCTCAACGTATTTGTCCAGCGCGGCGTCGCTGATATCGGAAACGAAACCATCAAGGAACATCTGCTGCCAGATTTTGTAAATCTTCTCGCGTGGTGTGACATGCCCCTTAAAGCGACGGCGGGGATGTTTTTTCTGCTTCTTAAAACCGCGCTTTTTCATGGCATCGAGCACTTGTTCCAGTTGTGCAACGGACAGCTCGCGGCAACTGGTTTTGCCCGTGCACTGCACCAGAAAAGCTCGGTAAGTGTCATCGTCGAGTTGCAACTCCCGACGGGCAACATGAATTAATTTAATCAGGGATGTGCGGCTCATTATGTCCCATCTCCTTAATGCAGTGTTTTTCGACCCATGCCACACGAGCAGAATTCAGGTGACATCTGCCAAGTCTGCATTCCTCATGATAGTGCGCTCTACTTTCATTGAAAGGTAATAATTCATCCAACTCGTTCGCGATAAAATCTGCACGTAATTGTTCTAATATATCTTCGGTATCCACTCCGATTTCGTCAAAATAACGACAAGCATTTGCACATAATCCTGAATATTGAACAAATATTTCACCCTCTGTTTCTGGTGCACCATTTTTTAACCACTGGTTATAGGCAACATAAAAATCATAAAGATGTTTTCTGGTGCTGGCGGATGTGGATTTAATTTCATTTTTCTCTGCGTTATTCATTTCGTAATACCTCTTCGCAATAAAAGATTTCACTGGGATAACGTTTTTGTATGCGCTCCATCACCTGCATACAGGCCTGCTCTGTGGGCCAGATTTTTTCCGTTACCGGGATGGCATCGCAGGCATCATTCCCGCAGGTGCCAACCAGCAGGACAAAGCCAATTGACTTAACCATGCTCGCTGACTTCCTGTGTTGTCGCCGGAACCGGTGAATAATCAAGAATGAGATAACGCACCACATGGTCGGTGATATTCCAGCCGCTTAAACTGCAAATAAAACGCCCCAGCCGTAAATCGATATGCGCCATCGCAAAACGAGGCATTCCCTGTTTGCACATCTCGTCATCCACTTCTGCAACGATGTGAACCGACTCGCAGGTCAGTACGCCTGTCGCAAATTCTTTTGCCAGTGCCGGAATGGCGTTGCTTTCCAGCCAGGGCAACGAACGACGGAACGTGCACCATTTAGCATCATCAACAGCGGGTTGCTCCGTTGCGTTTCGTCTTACTGGCGGCGTCTGACGAGGGCGCGGAACGTCATAAAATCCGTTGCTTTCAGTGAGAACTCCGGCATCAACCGCATCACGCAGGAAATACACCATTGAGGAAGGTGGCATATTCATTTTTTCAGCCAGAACGCCACAGGTCAGACGCCCGTAAGCCCGTAATAATGTGCTGACACCGTTCAGAACTTTTGCATCAACCATTTTTTATTCCTTAGTAATCTGTTTCAGGCGCGAGCAATCCCCTGACGCATCGCGCCATAATTAAAAGAAAGTGAACTAATTAAATATTAATGGTGATATTAAATACCGGCTTCCTGTTCAAACGGAATAATAGAAAAATCTTCAATGCCTGATTTAACTGTAATTCCGGCAACACCTGCGACCGCTTTCGGTTCCAGTAAAATCGCTTCCTTGTTGATTTCCTGTTTCGTGCGAATAAAGCGTTGCAGGCCAAGACGCTCCAGTGTTTCCATCACCGCATCCACACCGCGAATATTTACTGATGGTGGGCGCTGACGCCATGACACATCGCCGGTTACCAGATTTGCCGTCTTCACCTTACCGCCGTTCGTCAGTTCGTCACGGTTCGCTTCACACCATCCCTGAACGCCTTTTGAAAGGGTTTCAATGCTGGTTTTAAGCGGCGTAATCTGTGAGGCGTATTTCTCAGTAATTTCAGCGATAGCGTCATTCATTTCCGTTTCAAGTCGTGCCGCTTCGCGTTGCAGGTCACCAATCCGGCGAATATCACACATCACTGCATCGCGGGACTGTGGAACATAAGCCGCTGCGGCGTTCTTGATTCGTTTTACTGGTCTAGCCATAAATAAAGCTCCTGTTAATTAATATTCGCTGTATACAATGCTGGATACAGCACGATTGCTTAATTCCATCTTCTGGGCTATCACATGAATAGCCAGCCCTTCTTTATAAAGTTCACGACACAAATATTTGTCGTGCTCACTGACCCGGTATGCACACAACGATATTCCGTGCCTTCTGGCATGCGCCTGTAGGGCGGTTGGGGCAACGTTCAGTTTTTTCGCCATTTCTTCAACGGTCAGTTTCCCGACGTTGGCTTCGATAAATTCCCGGTCTTCGCGTGACCATCTTTTGCGAGGGATTATCATCATGCCTCCTTCCCTGAAATTAATGTTTGGCTGCATCCGGGTTATACCGGAATAACTCGCCTTCGGCTTCCAGCCCAAGTTCTCTGGCTGACTTCAACAACTCCTGGGTTGCTTTTTCAATAATTTCAGGAGCCATGCTCTTGATAATGCCTGCCATCACGTCATGCGGTCCGATTTGCTCCTTAGGAGACTGTTCTTCCAGTTGCACACTCATTCCTACAAAGAAACCTCCTTTTTTCTGAAACTCAACATCTTCCATGCGGTTAAATTCAAAGATTACTTTTGCCATTTTGTTATTCCTCACAAATAAATAAGCCGTTATTAACGCCAGATAATCTGGCAACCATTAAGGCGGGCCGTCCATACGGAACGGGCAACCCCTGATTTATGCTCCATAATCCTGACAGCGTTTCTGACCAGCTCCGGTGGCGGGCAGGTAATTTCAAGCACCGGGCGGGCCACGCCCAGCCAGGATTCGTTGACGTGGCTGCCGCGCTCCTGTAACCAGGTCTTTACTTCCGTCGCCATTTTGATATTCCGTGACATCATGATTTCGCTCTCCTTACGTGCGCAGCAGGGTTGAAATATCAACGTCCAGGTCTAATTCACGGAAAGCCTGACGCAGATAATTTTCATTAACACGATCGCCTTTACCGTAGGCTGTCATGGCCGCAAGGCGCAGCGAGTGATTCAGGATACGAAGCGCACCTGGTTTTTGTGCAATCTGTTGTAATAATTCCCGCTCGTTTTCGCCGGTAATTTGCCAGGCATCCGCAATGGCTTTTACATCGTCAATTTTGGTTTTATTGATTGCCGTCCGTTTGGCAATACGGGAAAACAGGCGGGCAAATTCAACCGTTCTGTTACCACCGGTCATGTTTGAATAAACGCGGTGATTCCCCATCAGAACAAGACCAATACGGGCGGACTCCTGTAACAGGCGGAGTTCTTCCAGAACCTCAGCGCCAAGATGATCAGCTTCGTCGATAATGACCAGCCCCTGCGTACCTTCAAGACGGCGTCTCAAAGCGCGGGAGAGTGGCCCCTTACGGCGCGGTGCGTCATTCATTCCCAGTTCATAAGCCAGTTCAGTCAGGCATTCCAGAACACTGGCACAGGATGGGGTAATGGTGATCATCCAGACATTGTTATTGGTGCGACGAAATTCGCGGGCCGCTTCAGTTTTTCCCACTCCTGGATTACCACAGATAACAGAAATACTTTCAGTCAGGCTGGCAAAACGCATACTTGTCCAGATTTGGCGGACCGTTCTGGTTTCCACAAAACGCGGGGGTTCTGGCAGTTCTGCGGCGCGGTGATAGTTCTCCAGCCAGCGTTCAAGAGACTGCGCGACACGTTCATTGTCGCCGTTGTACTTGTCATTCACGAATGCGCTTAACGTTCCTGCGGCCACCCCAGACTCGCGGGCGATTTGTGCATAAGTTGTTTTTTCATTTTCTACAAGCGTGCGCAGTCCTGCACGAATATCGGAAATATTCATCTGATAACCTCGTAATTAAATTTTGTTTAAACGTTAATTAAATGGCTTTTTTACGTCTGTTCTGTTCCAGAATATCCAGTGAATTATTCAGATATTCGTCGCGGTCGCTTTCATATTCATCGTCCGGTTCATCTGCCAGCACTGGCACGACTTTCTCCACTGGTCTGTAGACGTTGCTGAACAACCCGTTGCCTGTAACAGGAGCTGGCAGTGTTCGGGTATTCTCTGCCTCGGCCAGTCTGATTTTTTCCTCTCCGCGCTGACGCATCCCTTTGATACGCTGCTGGCGCTGATGGTATTCCGCAGTGACCGGGAATGCCTGCTGTTTATTGCCATCCCAGACAGCCTCACAGATATAGGAACCGTCCATGCGGCGGATAATTACTTTTGTTGCATCATGAATATCGTAATTCACCAGCACCTTATTACCGTGCTCATATTCCAGGTCAGTTGAATAATAAATATTATTAAACAGCCTGACTTCACAGCGGTTGACTGTACGTTCAATCTGGGGCATAAACATTTCACGCAGTTCAAGGTCGGACAACCATTCGATTTCCGTCGCTTCTTTTTCCAGTTTGTAGCGTCGGAACTGCGCCGGGGTGTAATGTTCACCGTTTCCACGTAGTGGTAGCGAACTATGCGGACGGTTGTTGTACCATTCCACACCAGCTTCAATAGCAGCAATAAGTTCATTCCATGACGGCAGGTTTTTTAAAGCCTGCCGTTGTTTTTCAGTCAGCTCCCGTCCTTTGTTTGCCGCATTTGTTGCAGATATCAGAGCCTTTGTCGTCCGGCGAACCGTTCCACGGTCGGCACCGGTGCCATAATACGTGGCAAACTGGCGTGATATGCGCATAGCCAGAGTACGGTTCAGACGCTCTATAATCCCTCGCCCTTGCGGGTTTTCCGGTATACCAAGACGGTGATCAATTCCAAGACGCGGTAAGACACCCGTAATATCAGCATCGAACGTGTTATTGGTTTCACCGCCGCCATTATCTGAATAATAGATATACGGTTTGCCGTGATTTTTTATTCCGTGGCGTAACGCATCAGCAACAGCAACCACACTTTCAGAAAGTGCCAGACTCCAGCCCACAATAAAGCGGCAACTGCCGTCCATGATAAAGGTGACTTCTGGGGAAAATGGATTGCCGTGATCAGGATGTGCCACTTTCATCTTCATGCCGTGACCATCACCAATCCAGGCATAATTTACCGGTAAAGATAACCAGTCCCGACGCACGAAGCCTTCATACTGCCGGAACTCGCTGCCTGTAACGCGCCCACGTTGTTTCACAACAACCGGGAGTTTGTTCATGGCATAGCAAACCTGATCATACGACGGCAGTGCTGCACACATCGCAGGATTGTCCTGATGCACTTCATACCATTCCGCAGCAAAATCATCATAAGCCTCTCGTATTCCGCACCCGTTCGGACGGCGGTAAAAGCGAAGAAACTCTGGTAACCAGCGAATCTGGTCTGGTTTTATGGGCTGACGTTTGCCTGGTGCCAGCATGATCAGACGTTCAGCCGGAGTGGTTGCTTTTTTAAAATCAGCAATCCAGCGTTTCAGTGATATTTCACTAAGGGAGCGCAAAGAACCTTTTTTCGCGTTCGCAGTTGCAACGGTTTCCACCAGGTGTGCCGGTAACTCACCGTTTTGAGCCTGTTTCACAAACTCACGGATAGCGGCGGCCTGGCTGATTCCTGGTAGTTCACAAACGCGCAAAACTTCGCTGACAATCGCAATCCGGGCATCCGCTGTTTCTTTTTGCGTAGCGGTTAACGTTCCGAGTTTCTGCTCAAACAGCGCAGGACATTTGCGGTAAACCGCAATTTTGCCGTCTTCACGTTTTTTTAAACGCGGAGATTCAGGTTCTTTTGCCTCAGTTGCTGGCTGATTCATTAACGCCTTAATCTGGCGAGCCTGTAACGCCTTACGCGCCACATCAGGCAAACAGTCGACATGGAACTCAAAAGCCTTTGTCCCTGCACGCTTACGCATCATTCCTTCTGATTCGCCGCAATAACGGCGCAATGCTTCCCGAATTCCTTTAATTGTTTTTGGTAATCCTGGTACACCGACCAGCTCTTTGGCGAGAACAAACATAAATCAGGATACCTTCTGAATGTAGCTTTCTGTCTGATAGCGGCTGGGCCAGATAGTTTCCGGTGCAACCCCCAGCGCATCAGCAACAATCTGCTGATAAGGTTTGCACGGTGTGCGTAAAACACTCTTGAGGGAGTCTTTGCTGTAACCCGCCTGAATGGACAGTGCGCGAAATGACAGTCCCCGTTTGTGAATCTCTGCCTTAATGATTTCAGGGTGCCAATCGGCACGCGGATCTTCTTTTCGAGTCATGATTCCACTATCCTAAAAAGTTATCCGTGCGGATAACCGCGCGGTTATCCACTCGGACAAAGAATAAGAACACAAAAAGAACTTGTCAAATGTTCTTTTGTGTTTTTTATGTGTCTGCACTTTTTGTCTTTTAATTCAATTGGATAAGCAAATGAAACGTGAGACTCAAAAAGAACACAATGGTTCTTTTGCTCCTGATTCAAAAGAACCTGTTATCAATAGAATTTTTAAACTAGTAGATCGCTATCGTTCGAGAAATGAAGCTGCGAAAGCGTGGGGAATCAACATCAATACGTTACAGAACTATTACAAACGTAAAGACCTCTCTCCAGTACCAAGAAAAACTCTGTTAGAAAAGATAGCGCAGTGTGAAGGGGTCAGCCTTGAATGGCTTCAAACCGGAGAGGGAAAAGAACCAGAAATGAACATAAAAAGAACTCAAGACGGTTTAGTGCCGCCTCATTCAGATTTAGATGATAAAATCCTATCGCTGATCCGCTTTTTGTCTGATAGCGAGAAAGAAGCGTTATTCCAGGTGCTTGCTCGCAAAGGGATAGAAACACTACTTTTTCTCCTTGACGAAGATAATATTCGCTTACTACAAATGGATCGCGTAGTGAAAGAGAAAATCCTGGGAATCCAGCCCAGAACGCCCGAGGAGCAGGCTTTTGCAGATAACGAGGCGAGAGAGTGTGATACCACTCATCCTTTACGCCATGAACAGTCCAAGAGCCTGACAACTAAAAAGCAGCAGGCCCGCTGATAGTAGTTTGCCTATTTCATTAGGCTGTTTTCGATGTTGGTGTAGAACTATGTCAACGCTGTAGCGGCCTGCTGATACTCATTGCGGTAGATGTATGACTAAAACGAAGAAAAGATTTACTGCGAGCGAGGGAGTTTAAAAACCATCGAACAGTATTTGAAGGTTTTTTGACGTAGTATCAAAAGTTTTACCCAAACTGGCATTTTCCTTTGATGGTATCAAAAAAGCGGTAACACGAAATCAGCCTAACAACACAACCTAACTCGTTGTTTTATCCCGCCAAATCCCGTTTATTCTAATGTTCTCCCGGTTTTCTCTCTGGTATCAAATAAACTCCTTCTCAATATTCGGCTCTGATACCACATTCATATCCGGGCGCACTTTCCAGTGAAACGTCTCCATTACCGATATGCTCCACTTAACCGACCACCATCACGGGCCTGCTGTTGCATAAAGTCCGCTGCCGCTTTTTTCCCAAGGTCATAAACCACCTTCAGGGCAGCCGGACCTATCTGCCCGTTCGTGCCATCGTTATTGATCTCAATGTTGTACTGCGGGGCAAACATCGCCATACCTGAACCACCAATATCCGCCACAACCCCCAGCTTACCGTCAGCACCACGACGCAGTGGCAGAATGGCTTCAGGTCCAGCTTCCCCCATCACACCCGCGCCTTTTGCAAAAGCAAAAAACGTCGGACGGTTAACCACCGTGCCACTGTAACGACTCAAATCAGCAGACTGATAAATCCCCCCATTGGCATTCAGGGAAAGGCTGCTGAGATCAAATCCCAGTACACTGCCAATCCCTTTTATCGATTTCATCATGGTTGCCTGCGCCAGGATTTTCGCCATATCTGACAGCACCGAAGAGGTGAAGGATTTGAAGTTGAGTTTGCCGGTAGTGACAAAAGTTGCCAGGCCATTTCCCATGTTGCTGAAGGCTGACGAGAACACCTGTTCTGCTGTTCCTGCCGTATTATCTGCATCCACGGTAAAATCCTGAAATGCACGCAGGACTCCGTTTTTCCAGTTACCCTGCACAACTTCAAGCTGTTGCCAGTAACGGCGATTCTCATTCAGTTGTCGGTTCAGGCTCTCCGTCAGCGCCTGCTCGGCCTTTCTGTAGTCATCCGTGTTATATGTCCCTTTCTGCTCACTATCCCGCCTCAACTGCTCCAGCTGTTGCTGGTATTTCTGGCGAAGACTCAGTTGTACCTGATATCGCTGCCGCTGCTGATCACCCATACCCACCGTGGCGATATCCAGGTCATGTTGCTGAAGCTGAGCGCGCTCTTCTTCAGCCAGTTGACTGGTCAGATGAATTGTTTTTTTCTTCAGCTCGTTGAGTGCCGTCTGTTTCTGAAGCTCCTGCTGTTTTACATCCAGCAGCGTCAGTGCCTGAATCAGTTCATCTTTACGGGCCAGCACACTCTTTTCATCTGCCGTCAGTTTTTTCCCGTCCAGGTCGCTGATGCGCTGCTGCAGAGCCAGAAGCTGTTTATGCGCTTCTGTCATCCTTTCCGTGGCAATGCCTGCTGACTGTCTGGCAGCAGCAATCTGTCCTTCCACCTGTGCCTGTTGCTGACTGTACTGCAGCAATAACCGGGTGGCCTCATCATTACGGGTTTCGCGTGTTTTTTTCTTACCGGATGCCAGGGCTTTCTCGTAACGTTC